TTGGATGATAAAGACACCATCGATTACCTCACCGATGAAAAACAAAAAACATGGGACGAACCACACCCAAGAGGCGTATCTAAAGATGACGCAGTATACTACAACATAAAAGAAAAATTAAAATCTGGGGAACCACCTACAGGAGAAGAAACATCTCTTTATCCTTACAACTTAGTTAAAGAAACAGAAGCAGGTATCGTACAAGAATTAGACAATACACCAGGCAATATTAGAATACATGAATTCCATCCATCAGGAACAAATAGAGAAATACAAAATGATGGAACCAGAGTAACGAATATCGTAGGTTCAGACTATGAAATAATAGTTAATGATAAAAATGTTCTTGTAAGAGGAGCAGCTAATGTAACTATTGAAGGTGATGCTAAATTAAGAATAGATGGAAATTATTATACAGAGGTAAAGAACGATTGGAATATTGTTGTTGGTGGAGATAAGATAGAAACCATTAATGGTAATCATGCCATGAACATAGGAACAGATCAGATGGCTAATATTAGTGGTAGTCGTTATGTTGACATAGCATCAGGTCTTGATAAAAAAGGTGGAGACTTTGAAACAATAGTAGGAAGTCAAACAACAAGCATTGGTGCAGTACAGAAAGTTCAAGTAGGTGGTGATGGAGCTATTACTATTAAAGGAAATCTTAATTTAAATGTAGGTAAAACATTTAAAGAGACAGTGGGTTCAGATGGAAAAGTTGGTGGTGGTAAAATATCAGCAGTTAGAGACAATTACATCATAAAACAAACATCAGATGTAAATGTAAATGGAGTCGAGAACTTTTTCATTATAGAAAGTAAAGGAACACAAAATATACTGTCATATAAGGAACAACATTTAACAGTAGGAACAGCACAAACATTAACTGTTGGTAATGTAGATGCATTAGGTATACCTACACCTATAGAAAACACAACTTTAGGTAGACAAATGATAACAGTAAAAGAAAACCAAGTAGAAGGAATAACAGGAACAAAAACAGATACCATTGGTGGTACATTAACATCTACCATTGGAGGTACACATACATTAACATCTCCTACAGCAGCTATTACATACAATGCAGGAGAAATTACAGTCAATAGCATAACACAAACAGCACATACGCATCCACAGAACAATGGTAATGATGCAGGTGGTGGTACAAGTACAAGTGGACCTGAAGGATAATAGGAGGAGTATATGAGTTGCGGACCTAGTAAAGCATTAGCATCATTAGCAGAAAAGGTAGATCTTGCTAACGAAAAAATTGATGAGCTTATATTACAACCTACGATTGGTAAACTTGATGATATAAAACAACAAGCAGAAGATGAACTCAACGGTGTATTAGGAGACTTAGAGGAAATGATTCCTGAAATAAATTTAGGTATTGAAATACCTGAGGAATTAAAGTCATTACAAGACGACTTCAAAGATGTAGGCAACTTCTTATTACTAGGTCTTGCTAAGAAAGATGCACTTGTAAGCAAAATGAAACAAATAGAAAGTAAATGGTCTAGTGTGGATTTAGGAGACTTTAAAGATCTAAATGATGTTTCAAAAGCTCTTATGTCAGGTGCAGCAGATTTAGACGCACTTTGTAAATTATTGCCTAATGCACAAATAAAACAAAAAGAATATATTGTTAAATCAGGAGATACTTTAACAGCAATAGCAGCAGCTGAAGGAGTTAAAATACAAGAAATACTGGATAAGAACCCTAGTATTGTAGATCCTAATCTAATACTAGTAGGACAAAAGATCATAATACCAGGCAGACCAGGTGAAGCATTACAAATTTCTATAAAAGGAACACCTTTATCATTCCCTAATTTTGATTTAGGGGCTATTATATTAGGTGACGATATTCCTTCAGTTAGAAAATCTAAATTTGACTTAGATGTAAAAGTACTTCAAAAAAATGCACAAGAAGATTTCTTTAATTTCAAGCTCGGCAACTTTGACTTTTAAGTATAAATACTAATATGGCACTACAAAAACTTAAAATATCTAGAATATATAAAGACATAGATTTGTCGTTTACAGCCAATGCTTTGTCAGGAGATATAGGAAAGAAATTTGATGTTAATGCAGTAAAGCAATCAGTTAAGAGCTTATTATTAACCAAGCCCAATGAAAAATTTTTTCATCCTGAAAGAGGATCTGGTTTACAAAAATACTTATTTGAGCCAATGTCCCCTGGGATAGAGATATCCTTAAAAAAGACAATAGAATTATTAATAGAAAACTATGAACCTAGATGTGAGATAATAGATTTATATTGCTCTCCAAATTATGATTTAAATTATTATGCAATAACTCTTAGATTTAGAGTAATTGGCACAAACCAACCACAAGAATTAACAGTAAACCTTACGAGGTTGAGATAGGAACATGGCACAATTAAATGTATCAGAATTAGACTTTGATAATATCAAAGCAAACTTAAAAACTTTTTTAAAGTCTCAAACAGAATTTTCAGACTACAATTTTGAAGGATCGGGTATGAATGTTATACTAGATCTTTTAGCATATAATACACATTATAATGGCATGTTAGCACACATGCTTGCTAATGAAAATTTTATTGATACAGCAGTTAAAAGAGAATCAGTAGTTTCAATAGCAAAAGCATTAGGATATTCTCCCAGATCACGAAGAGGAGCAATAGCAAAAGTCAATCTTTCAATTGAACCTTCTGAAGGTTTTACAAGTACAACATTAGAAATATCTAGAGATAAACCATTTTCAACAACTGTGGAAGGAACTTCGTTTACATTTTATCCAACACAAGCCACAACGGTTAATGCTACAACATCAGGCGGCGTTGGGCCTTATTATCTGTATGGAACCTGTGTATTGCCTTCAACAGCAACAGATAAACAAGGATTTTATTATCCTGTTTATTTAACAGAAACAGCAGCAGTCTCAGCAGACACAGGTGGAACAGGGGCAACAACATATACATTTAAAGAATATTCAGGCATAAATTTTTATATGCCTAACAGTAGCATTAATGCTCATAAAGAAACATTAGGGACAGTTACTACAAACTATGGTGGCGTAACAGTAGAAAGTGGTTTAGCATATGGTAGATATACAGGACAAACCTCTGACTCGTCTATTAAAACACAATTTAATTTTAATTTATTAGAAATAAAAGAAGGAACACGAGTAGAAAATAAATTTGTAGTAGAAACAGCAAATCTACAAGGTCCATTTGTTCTGCCTAATATAGCAGCAGATACAGACACTTTAAGAGTAAGAATACAAAATTCAGCATCTGATTTGACTCTGATTTCATATACAAAATCTGATAAATTATTAGATATACAAGCAGACACTAAAACATATTGGTGTGAAGAAGGCGCAGATGGTTTATATCAAATAAGATTTGGAGACGATAAGGTAGGCAAAAAATTAGCAACAGGTAATATTGTTATTGTTGATTACATTGTTTCTAACGCATCATCAGCTAACTTTGCTAAAACATTTACATTAAGTTCAGCAGTTTCAGCATCTGGAGAAATAAGAACATTGGACACAGCTATAGCAGGATATGGTGGCTCATCAAAAGAAAGCGTTGATGAGATTAGATTTAATGCTCCTAGATTTAACGCTACAAAAGAAAGAGCAGTAACATCATCAGATTACGAAGCACTTATATTACAGAGTAATAGCAATATACAATCTGTTTCCGTTTGGGGAGGAGAGAAAAACGATCCTCCTATATATGGTAAAGTTTTTATATCGTTAAATCCTGTAATAGGTTCAATTATAACAGAAGCGGATAAAGATAATATTAAAACTTCTATTATTGATCCTAAAACACCTGTAGCTATTATTCCCGAATTTGTAGATCCAGACTTTGTTCATATAGGATTAGATATAAATTTAGCATACAATCCTAAACTTACAACACTAAGTAAAGGCGAATTAGAAAATGCTACAAGAACAATAGTAGATTTATACTTTAATACAGAATTAAATAAACTAAACAAAAGTTTCTATAATACAAGATTACATGATAATATTAAAGAAGCATCAGAAGCTATTATTGCTATAAACATTACAAGCAGATTACAAAAAAGAATAGCACCTGTATTAACAATAGCAAAGAATTATTCAATACAATTTAATCAAAGACTACAACCTAGAGAATTGTCTAGTTCATATTTTAATATAACATCTGGAGGCGCAACTTACAAAGTGTCATTAGCAGATGTACCAGCAAGTTCAGTAGTTCCTCCATTATATAGTGGAACAGGAACAGTTAATGCAATTAAAACAGATGGAACAATAATAGAAGCAGTAGGAACTGTTGATTATGATTCCGGTACAATTACAATACCGTCTATGATAGTTACATCTTTATTTGATACAGAAACAAAATTAAGAATTAATGCAGTAACACAAAGAGATGTTAGAGATATTACAACACAAGCTCTAGTTAGAACATCAGACACTTCAACAGCAGCAGTGGTTGCTAAACCAAGTAGAAATGTTGTTTTAACCTTAGATGATAGTGTAACAAATTCTATTATTAATACAAAAGTAGGACTAAATATTTCAGCAACCCCTGAAGTCGAAGAGATCTAATGACAGATTATATTCCATCAAATTATAGATTTGTATCATCTATAACACTAACAGCCGGAGGAACAGGATATAATAATATCCCTACGGTTACTATTAGTGGTGGAGGAGGAACGGGAGCACAAGCTACTGCAACAGTATATAGTGGTTCAGTCACAACAATTACAGTTACAAATATTGGCTCAGGATATACATCTACACCTACTGTTACAATAACACCTGATGCTAGTGATACAACAGCAACAGGAGCAACAGCATCCGCTATTTTAGATGCTGCACAAGGCACAACTTTATCAGAAAAAAGAAATACTTCTTACAATGTTAGCAATCAAATACCTGAATGGGTAAGAGATGAAAGTCCTAACCTTGTTACATTTTTAGAAAAATATTATAATTTTATGGATACAGACGGCAACGCCGGTTCAGAAATTTTAAATTATTCTAATGATATAGATTATGCAGAAGAGAAATTTTTAGAAAAATGGCGTAAAGCATTAGTACATGATTTTCCTACTACTACACAAATAGATAAAAAGTTTTTCTACAAACGAGCTAAAGATGTATATGAATCTAAAGGTAGTAGACGAGCTATAGAACTATTTTTTAGATTAATGTATGGTGAAGAAGTTACAGTACAATATCCAGGACAATTTACACTCAAACCTTCAGACGGTGTCTACAATATAGAGCGTGCTCTTAAATTACAAGAGTCAGAACATGGTGGTGTAAGAGAACCATTAGAACTTACAGGTAGAAAAATTGATATTCGTTACTACGAAACAACAGGTTCAGTAACAATTTTAAAAACTCTTGGAGCAACAGTAAAAAGAGTAGAAAAGAATACATATCAAACAAACGGATTAACATTACAACGATTTGAATTAATTGTAGATTTTGATACAACCACAACAGATGTAACAGGTCCTGGAGCAGGAGCTACAGCAACTGCAGCAGTAAGTGGTGGTGGAGCAGTTACAGGATTTACAATATCAGATGCAGGTGGAGGTTATGAATCTGCACCAGCAGTAACAATATATCACGAATCAGGCACCGGCGCAGCAGGAACAGCAACAGTAGCTAATGGAGTAATAACAGGTATTACTTTAACAGCAGGTGGATCTGGTTATTCATCAGCCCCTACTGTAGAATTTGATACAGACCATCTTAAAACTTATGTTGTAGATGATGGTGCAGCAAATAACGCAGCAGATATTTACGGATATCTTGTTAGAGTATTAACAAAAGTATCATATAAATCTTACTCTGGTTCAGCAGCAGATGCTGGATTTAAAGTAGGTCAAATTTATTTAATAAACGAAACAGGAGATGACGGTAGAGGATATGCAGTAACTGGTTATTTTGCCGAAGACTACACATTTAAAGGTGGAGCCAACGATGCTTATGTAAGAGTTACAGCTATAGACACAGCAGGCAAACCAACAGCATTTACAGTTATCAACCCTGGTTCAACATTCTTAAAAGCATCAACAGATATTCTACTTACATCTCCAAGAGGAGAACAAGTAACAGTTACTATTACAACAGGTTATTTATTTGAATATGAAGGCAAATGGAAAGATGATAGAGGTAAACTATCAGATGTAAATAGAGTTCAAGACAATAAAAGATATCAACCATATGCTTATATCATTAAATCTAATGTTGCACAAACAACATGGGATAGAAGTTTAAGAGACACAATTCATCCAGCAGGTATGGAAGTGTTTGGTGATCTTATTATTAAGAGTGAAATACTCTTTAACCCAGAATTTATAGTAGAAACCACAGGAACTATATTCTATAAATTTATAGCTACAGATATTGTATCTACTTCTGAGACAATAGCAAAACAATTTGCAAGTATTGAAACAGATTCAAGTACAGTATCAGAGTCTCACGCAATTTCATTCTCACAAGGAGCACACACCGAATTATTATCAGCCTCAGATCAAGGGAATCAACCTTATGTTGTTGATGGATATTGGAATGATAGTTCTGACGGCACAGTCGCAGATAACTATTGTTTAGGTGATGAGCAATTTGATTGGATAATGACTAAGGGACTAGCAGATTCTGCAACAACATCAGACAGTATAGCTACTGGTGCAAGTTACAATAGGGCATTTGCTGATAACCCTACTGTTTCAGAAACATTCCTCGTAGGACAAACTAGGGAATTCTCAGAATCAATAACAGCAGCACAAACTTTCGCAGTATTGGCATCAATTACGAAAACAGAAACAATTTCAGTAAGTGATTCTAATATATTAGAAAATAATAAAGCAGTTTCGGAAGGATTAAATGCTTCTGAAGCTCTAGACAGTATAAATACAAGTAAAGGAATAACTGATACAGGTAGTATCACAGAGTCCGTAGCACAAGCACTAAGTAAACCAGCAGTAGCTGATAGTGCAACGGCAACAGACGTAGGAATAGGATCAATGCAAGATTATGTAGATCCTACATACCTAAGTGAAGACTATGTTGGTATTGGTTGGAACATTACATAAACATAATTAGGAGATAACAATGTTTAAAATAGACGAAACTAAAGCTACAGGTAAGCTTACAGTTGAAATCAAAGACAAAGACGGCAAAGTCAAAGACACTAGGGAATTAACAAACCTAGTAGTAAGCGATGGCCTAGATTTCATAGCATCTAGAATGAAAGATGCTACAGCAACAGCTATGTCTCACATGGCTATTGGAACAGGTTCCACAGCAGCAGCTTCTGGAGACTCAGCTCTAGGAACTGAAGCAGCACGTCAAGCTCTTACAAGCACAACAGTTAATAACAACGCTGTTTCTTATGTTGCATCTTTTGCAGCAGGAACAGGTACTGGAGCTATTACAGAAGCAGGCGTTTTAAACGCAGCTTCAAGTGGTACACTACTATGTAGAACAGTATTTTCAGTAGTTAACAAAGGTGCAAGTGATTCAATGACAATTACTTGGACAATTACTATTTCTTAAGGGAAATAAATGGCATTAATACTTCGTAGATTAGGCAGAGTAGAATTAGCTCGTTCGTTCCACAGGGACATTAAAAACAATAACGACTATTTCCACTTTGCCGTTGGTAGGACAAGCGCATGGACAGATGATACTGTTCCAGAGTCTCCTATTGATTCAGATTCTTACATCTCAGAGTTTAGACGAAGTATGATGTTTACTCAAAGAATAGATTCATCGGATGTGTGTCTGCTTGCCAAGAGAAGAAATTGGACAAGTGGCACCGTCTATGATCAATATGATGATAACTATTCATCTACAATACAATCTAATTCTGGAGCAACAACATTAGCAGATGCAACATTCTTTGTTATAACAGACGAATTTAAAGTCTACAAATGTATTAGTAATAACTTTAATGGAACTTCAACAGTTAAACCTACAAGTACAGGAACATCTGTATTTGAATTATCAGACAAATATAATTGGAAATTCATGTTCCAAATCTCAGCATCAGATCAAACAAAATTTTTAGATGCAGAATATATTCCTGTTAGAAAATTAACAGGCAATCCACTTCACGATGTTACAGGAGAAGTAGACAGCATTACAATAGACGCTGGAGGCTCTGGTTATACATCAGCACCAACAGTAGTTATATCAGGTGATGGAGATGGTTTAGCAACAGGTACTGCCTCAGTAAGTGGTGGAGCGGTTACAGGTGTTACAATTAATACATCAGGTTCTGGATTTAGTTTTGCTTTTGTAACATTCACAGGTGGTGGAGGTTCAGGAGCAACAGGAACAATTAATTTAGGAGATGCAGACTCACTTCCAGCATTACAAAGTGCTGTAGAAGGAGCAGCTATATCAGGAACATTAGATAAAGTTATTGTAACTAATGCGGGTAAAGACTACGCACAAGGAGATGTTCAAATATCAGTAACAGGAGATGGCTCTGGAGCAGAAGCTTCTGCTTATGTTAACGCAGCAACAGGAGCATTAACAGAGATAAGAGTTACAAATCCAGGCACAGGATATTCATACGCAAACATAGTTATTACAAATACATCGGCACCAGGAACAAACGCAGCAGGAAGAGCTATCATTTCTCCTCAAGGCGGACATGGTTCTAATGCAGTTAGAGAATTATTTGCACACAATTTAGGAATTACAGTAAGTTTCTCAGATAACGACAATAGAGATTTAATATTAGGCAACGACTTTAGACAGATTGGTTTAATTAAAAACATTACTAATCCAAGTGATGTTGTCTATACAACGAACACAGCTACTGCATGTTACATTATAAATGTAGCATCAGGACAAACAGGCAATTACGCAGCAGACGACGAAATTATAACAGATGATGGAGGTAAATTTAAAGTCATACAAATAGACGAAACAAATAGAAATATTTACATGACATCAGAAATTCCTCTCATAACAGATTCATCAACATTAACAAATTCTACTCAAAGTATCAGCAGTCTGAGTATAAATAGTTTTACAGCGCCGGAAGTTAAGAACTCTTCAGGTGAAATTATATATTTAGATAACAGATCGCCAATCATAAGATCGGCAGACCAAGTAGAACAAGTAAAGGCATTAATTAGGTTTTAACAAATGGCACTAAATTTAAACGCATCACCATACTACGACGATTTTAGCGATAGTAAAAACTTCCACAGGGTTTTATTTAAACCAGGTGTAGCCGTACAAGCAAGAGAACTTACACAATTACAAACACTATTACAAGATCAAATGACAAAAGGTTTTGGTTTTGTTTTACAAGAAGGAGCTGTTGTTAGTGGTTGCTCAGAAACACAATTAGTTAGAGATTGGGTAAAAATATTTGATACAGATAACTCCTCGGTTGCTGTTGATAACAATACACTATCTAATTATGTTGGAGATACATTAACAGGAGGAACCAGTGGACTAACAGCAACGCTAACAAATGTTGCAACAGGTACACAAGCCGCTTCTCCTGATCTTAAAAAATTATATTTTAATTATACAAATGGAAGTGCTACATATACTAGTTTTCAAGAGTCAGAAGTTCTAACAGTTACTTCAACAGACTCTGGTAGAAATGGAGATACTTTTGTTGTATATACAGGAACATCAGCAACTAGCCCTAAAGATAATTATTCAGGACAAACTGTAGAATATGTTTTAGATCCTGGTATTATATATGCTCGTGGTAATTTTATTAAAACAACTAAAATTAGAACCTTAGCAAATAGATATACAGAACTAGCAAATGCAGAAATAGGTTTTGTAGTAACAGAAGCAACAGTAGGCTCAGCAACAGATACAACTTTACTAGATCCAGCACAGGGCTCATTTAACTACAACGCACCTGGAGCAGACAGACTACAATTTACAGTAACATTAGCTTCTTATGAAGACACAGACACAAAACCAGAAAATTTCTATCTTTATGTTAAACATGAAAATGGAGGAGCTATTAGATCTAGAACAAAAGATAATCCATTATCAGGTATAGGACAAGTTATAGCAAATAGAACTTATGACGAGTCAGGAAATTATACAGTCAAAGGAAATAAAATAGATCTTAGAGAACATTTACAAAACGCAACAAATACAAACGGTGGTGTATTTACAAGTGCTAAAGGTGGTTTATCCTCAGCTCTTGTTTTAGGTGTTGAGCCTGGTATAAGTTATGTAGGCGGATTTAAAAGAGAACTACAATCAACAAAAAGAATTAACATACAAAAACCAAATGATTTTGTAACAAGAGAATCTATTCCTATTTCAACATCTTTTGGTAACTACATTAACATAACTGTAGCCTCAGGTATATGGGATATAGATGGTGGCGGTTCCATAGATTTATATGACACAGTACAAAACGGAGCAGCCTCAGCAGCAGGGACAAAAATAGGAACAGCAAAAGCTAGACATATAGTTTATTCTAGTGGCACACCCGGAGCTACAGCAGCACAATACAAACTTTATATTTACGATATACAAATGATAGGAAGTGATTTCCAATCTGTTAAAGGTGTTAGATATGAAAATACAGCAGCAGATGGTATTGGTGATCTTGTATTAGAAAGTAGCGTAGCAGTATTAAAAGAAACAAAACAAAATAAATTATTGTTTGCAATGCCAAACAATAACATTAAGACATTAGCATCTGACACAGGTAACACATACGATCATACTTTCCAATACACAAAAGAATATGATGTATCATTAGATGCAAGTGCAGGTAATGTTACAATAACCACAACGGGAGATGAGACATTCCCGTATGATACTACAGGCACAGAACTAACAGACACAATTAAAAAAGCTAATATTATAGTTATATCAAAAGATGGATATGGACAAAATAGTGCAACAATAGCAGCAGGGCAATTTATAGATTTAACAGCAGGAACATCTTCAGTTACTTGTGCTTCAGCTACTTCAATGACAATAGATTTAGGCGGAGCAATAGACATAACAGCAGCAGGTACTTCATTAGATGTTAGAGTTTATGTAA